CAAACACATTCTCATCACCCAATGTATTCAGAATTTTTAGAAACTCATCTGTTCCTGTTCCATCAAGTGAGCTGTCAAATATCTCATCTAGGATAAGTATATTTGTATTTGTTGAGTTCTTCATCTTTGCGATTGCTCTCCATGTGAACAACAGTGCAAGGTCAATACGCATCTTCTCACCTTCACTGAATGATGCGTAAGTAAACTCATCACGATAACGAGACTTTATTGTTTCGTCAAAGTTTTCATTCAGTGTGAAGTTTACATAAAACTCCATTGATGTTAGATAGGTATTGATTAACTTATTCATCACAGGCAAATACTGTTTGATAATCTTGGTCTTGATACCAGTATCCATTAACATATTTCTTGAAGCTTCACTGTATGTTTGTTCTTCACGCAACTTTGATTTTTGCATGTTAAGACCAGATAAAGTTTCTTTCAACTCAGTCAACTTATTGCGGTCATTATTATTAACTTCGTTATTATTTAATTGGTCAATCTCTGTTTGTAAAACAGCATTAAATTTTTCAAGTTGAATAAGAGAACTATTTTCTTTTGCAATATGAACTTCATTCTCTCTAATCTTAACAGCAATAACATTAATTTCTTTCTGTCGATCAATAACTTTTTTTAACTCAAGTTTAAGTTCTTCCATTCCAGAATTAACTTTTTCTGCTTCACCCTTCTTTTTATTAATCATCGATGATTTGAAAGTTTCATTAATGTGTTGTTGACAAGTTGGACAATCTTCGTTCTTCTCAAAGAAACCAACAAGTTTATTGTGCGACCTATGTTTTTCTTTTAACTGCGATTGAATGTCTTTTAGTTTAGTGTGTTTGATATTTACTTTATCATTATCAACAATCTGAGCAAAGAGTTCGCCATTGTTTTTAGTATAAAATTTTATATCTAAGTTTTTCTTAAAGATTTCTTCTTCGTTTGCTTTAACAAGTAGAGTCTTTTCTTTTATAAGATTTTCTTTATGCATAAACATATCATCAATATATTTTTCTTGTAGAGAAATCTTTTCATCTGTTAAATTAGATTGATAACCTATATCTCTAATATCATCAGAGATAGTTTTTAGTTTTTGTTTAAGCAACATATTCATTAAAGAAAATATTTGTATGTCAAGAATTTCCTCAACAACCTCACGGCGATGTCTAGCCTTGAGTTGCATAAAAGGAACAAAGGTAGATGAACCTAGAATAACAACCTGTGTAAAACTGCGATAGTTTAGTTTAAGTATTTGTTGTTCTAGATACTTTTGATAATCTCTTGCATTTGCATCTTGATTATACAACTTATCGTTAACGTGGATTTCAAAAATGTTTGGTTTAATACCACGAATTACCTTGACTTTTTTTGAACCAATTCTAAACTCAACTTCAACTACAGCTGAACTGCCGTTAACAGAATTTATTAATTGGGCTTTGTTGATATTTCTAAATGGTTTACCAAACAAAGAAAAACAAAGTGCGTCAAGAATAGTTGACTTGCCAGAACCATTCTCTCCAATAATAAGAGTAGTATTGTTTCTGTCTAACTGTATCTCGGTAAAGTTATTGCCAGTTGAAAGAAAATTCTTCCACCTGACCTTTTCAAAGTGTATCATTTAATCAAGAAATCTTTGTTTTTGGCCATCCCATTGATCTAATACATTAAGTTTATCTTGAGCTTCAGCAATCAAACTAATTTGTTCATCAACTGCTTGTACAATATTGGAGTGTTCTCCAATACCAGCTGCATTGTCAACATACACTTGTACGTTTGCTTTTGCGACTGCAATTTCACCTTCATATTTCTTTTGTAATGCTTCTAAAATGTACCCCATAATATTCTCCTCATATTTCTAAGTCTTGTGCTTCAGTGTAAAGTGATCTCATTGTGTTTTTAAGTCTATCTTTACTTAGATTAACGTCTAACTGGTCAATATATTTTTCCAACAACGTCATTGTATCTTCTGTATTTTCTACAATATCATCTGATACATTCTCAGCATCTAACTCTGAGAAATCTTCTATAATTTTAACTTCGTATGCATCTGCTAAAAGAAGTCTGTCAACAAACTTATCAAAATCATATAAATCTTTTTTGTTTACAACAATTAATTTTACATATTGGTCTTTGTACTGCTCAACGTCATGTTTAGTATAATTCTCTTGAGTATCATCATAGTATACCTTTCTAAACAATGTATACGGATTGACTATGCGTTCTAGCTCTCTCGTACTTGTATCAAAAATATGAAATCCCTTTGGGTCTTGAAAATCATTCCAGTAAATCTCATAGGGCGTGCCTAGATAATAGATTTGGCCATCATCAGACTTGTGGTGGAAATGTCCACTAAACACAGTATCAAATCTTCTAAACAACTGTTTATCCCAACCACCCTCAGCAAACTGACCAATATGCATTTCAAATCCATTGATTTCTAAATGACCAAACAAAATATCTGATTTCGCAGTATTTAAAACATTTATAGACTCATCATAGTTATTCGCATTAATCCAAGGCATAAACACAATATCAGTTCCATCAAAATTTACAATCTCTGGGCCAGTGTATATTTTAAATCTGTCTTTACCAACCAACTCTTCCATTGAATTAACTTCATTGGTGTTCTTATAATAGGTGTCGTGATTGCCAATAATAATGTGTAAATCAATACCCAACTCTTTAAATTTATTAATAAACCTTTTACGAAAGTCATTTGCAATTCGGAAACTTATAAACTTACGTCTATCAACAACATCGCCCATATGGACACAAGTTGTTATTCCTCGTTCTTTTAAGGTAGGAAAGAAAATGTTTTCATAAAATTTATAAAAATATTCATTAAAATTAAGATTGTCATTACGAGCACCAAAGTGGGTGTCTGTTATAATAGCAAGTTTCAAATTAATCAGTTCCCCTTACTGCATCATGTTCGTCTTCGTCTTCTTCTTTTTCTTTTTCCATGAAATTTTCAAGACCCTTGGTCTTTGCAGAAGTTTTCTTTTTTGGCTTGTATACATCTTCATCTGGTAACATTATATTTGGGTCAAATCCTTGCACAACATATTTGTTAGTGTCGCCTTCATTAACTACCCAAGATTCATAACTAACACTCTCAATCATTTTGTTTCTAACATGTGTTTGTTTTTTCTCTTTTGCAATCCTACGCAGAAAAGCATAGTAAATAATTTGAGTAAAATATGCAAAGGGGTTCTTTGATTTTTCTGGGTCAAAATTGCCACAGTACTGTAAACAGTTTTCAATACCATCAGCAATCATTTCATCTCTGTAAGTATAGTTTATAAAATTTGGTCTATAAGATAGATGAGTTGCAATCTTTAAAAAACATTCGCCGATATAGTTAGTTACTTGTGGTCTAACCCTATCTTCTTTTTCTAAATCTTTTTGTTTTTCTTCTGCTAGTTTGCATTCAGTTTTCCATTCGATCATGGCTTGTAGGAAAACTTTATTTTCTACATAATGTTCACCCTTTGCCTTTTTAACTTTTGCCATCTCAACTCCTTTTTTTGACTTAGAAGCATACTATACTACATAGCTATAACAAAGTCAAGTAACTAATAAAAATAAAAAGAGACTTGACTTCGCTAAAATAAATGTGTTACATTAGCTATGTTGGTTGGTTAATGATATTTAGATTTATCTTTATTAACTAAACCTTTAAGTACTTCATCATAGTCTTCTTCAAACATTTCTTCATCTGATGGGCCCTCATCAGTTGCAACAAAGTCATTAAATTCACTAGACAACTGAAAATTATTCCTTCGTTCAATAATATTTTTATAATAAGCAGTCAATCCTATTGAAGCATCTGTTATAACAATTACATGAGTCTCCTTAATCTCAAAATATTTATTTTCTGTAAATGGAGATATCCATGCGCTAAGTTGCAAAGCTTCTATTGGCCCATGAGAAGTAATGTCTTGCACTACTTCCATTCTCAATGGAGTTTTGATTATATATGTTTCATCAATGTGTTCCACAGTTTCACAAATAATATTGTCACCGTTTGTTAATTTAACGACCTTATAATTTGTATTCATAATTACCCTTCTTTCTTAAACATTGTTATATATTTATGCGCCTACAAATTTACCTTGCTGATTTGATAATCAAACTGCTGTTCATTGTATATGCCTATTCTTTCAGAAAAATGATTTAATGTAAAATTACGTTTATTATTATGAGATACATCGTCTGCAATATCAAATATTAAAACGGAAACTTTAGTGTCGGTTTTACGCAATCCACGGCCAAGGCTCTGGAGCACTCTAATCCTACTTTTGCTTGGGGAGCTGAACACGATGTTATTAATGTTCCTAATATTAATACCAGTGCTAAACGTCCCATAACTCGCAAGTATAATTGATTTCTTTTCATTTTCTACAACTCCTCTTATGTTTTCTCTTTCTGATGTGGCTGTTCCGCCATAAACAAAAAAAGTTTTTCTATCGTTTATTGTTTCTTGAACTTGGTCATATAAAGGTTTACCATGTTTTTCAACTAATTGAAATAAACAAAGGGTGTTGCCGTCTAAATGTTGTAGAAGATTGACTATAAAATTATTTCGTTTCTCATTTGTAGCCAAATATTCTAGTTCTTCTGCGTATGTCATCCTTTCACGAATATTTTTATGTTTTAACACGATACACTTAACAGTTAAATCTGCAAGTGTTTTCTTGTCTATTAACTCCTTAGTCGTTACCACAGTTTCAGCAGTACCAAATAGACCTTCTAGTACTAAACGATGTGTTAGCGTGCCGTCTAGCGTCCCTGTAAGGCCAAATCTATACTTACATTGGTGTAACTTAGTCATAATCCCTGTCAGCGATTTAGACTTAAACATATGTGCTTCATCACCAATAACACAACCAAAATCTTCAAAATATTTTTTTGGCATCTTGTAGATAGATTGCCATGTAGATATGACCACATCCTTAGTTACTTTTTTATCATGACCCTGATATATTTTTTGACAGTGTGTATCAGAGCTCCAGCCATAATCTTCAAAGTCAGTATACATTTGTTCTACTAGTGAAGTAGTAGGAACTAGTATTAGAGTTTTCAACCCCATCATTTTATAATAACGAACTAATGAATATATTATTAATGACTTACCAGAAGCAGTAGGAGAAAGCAACAAAGCACGATGTCTGCTAACAGCGTGGTGTACGGCATCAATCTGATAATCACGAACTCTAAGGGATTTACCATTTGACTTTGGTTTAAGAGATTTAACGAATCCTGAGACAACTGATCTTTCGACATTTTTTTCATCTTCTACTCCATCTTCTAATATATATTCAATTCTGTTTTTTGAACAGTAATGTTTAATATATGAAAGCAGCCCAACATAAATTTGTCCTGTGACTGGCGAAAACAATCGTATTTTACCGTCCCACATACGATTTTTAAACTGTGGCATAAACTTAGCCCCTGGCACTTCAAACGTAAAGAACTCTGTTAGTTCTTGTTTCGTTGATGGGTCTAAGTCATCTAATATTAAATATATCTCGTTTTTTTTAGATATACGCATTTTGTAATGTGCCTTGTTCACCATAGTCACCTCTTAACAAGATATTCCATGATACACTTATGCGTTCATCTTCTGTAGGGGGCACCCAATGTTGCAGCCATGATGGGAAGATATATCCTTTGTTTTGAATTGCTGGAAACTGCACCATGCTTGCATTATCCCAATTTGGCTTATTTCTAGGACGCAGAACATTTGCTTGAGCTCTTGGGTCAAAGAACTGTATAGGTGAAGATTTTTTATTGGTACTTAAATAATATACCCCTGATAAAAAATTATTAGAATGTGTATGTGGTGCATGTGCCGAACCTTCATATAACACATTAGCCCACATGCCCGTAATCTCTAGTTTTTCATATTCGTATTCTAAATCATTAAGATATTGTTTTGAAACCTCATAAACCTTTTCTTTTAACTTTATAAAGTATGATAATCTGTGCAAATCATCTAATGTATGACTGTGATTTTTTCTTGATTGTTTAATATATGATTCCATCAAATTTTTATCAGTTGGTTCATAATTAAATTCGTATATTGTTGTAGGAAAACATTTATGTATATTTACATCAACCATGTTACGATACTCCATCTTGTTCCACTAGTAACTGTTTTTGCTTCATGAGGAAACATAAAGTTGGATGGAAATATAATTGCAGAACCTTTGATTGGGCAAAACTTTTTATCTGCTACATAAAACTCACCACCTTCATAATCATCATTAAGATATAATAGTGCAGATACTTGTGGGTAGCCATATTGTTGGCCGTGACTGTGATGAATATTGTCAACGTGTTTAGACATAAACCCACCTTTGTCATATTTGTTAATACGAAAGTCGGTAGTACGGCCTACGGTAAAAAGAGGGAAGTCTGATTGATACTTTACTATCACGTTTTCGTAACAAGATTTAACCTCAGCATAAAATGTGTTATCTTTTTTTATCCAAGAGTCTAACATTTTGACACGTTCTTCTTTTACAATTGAAGCACTATCGTGTGTTGAGTATGCAGATGGCTTATAGGGGAAATCATGGCTAATTAAATCATCACACAAACTTTCAGATACAATGTTCTTATAATATTTTATATAACCATCTACATCCATTACATCATTCCTGCTTCAAACTTTCTCCACTCTATTGCATTTTTAATATCCCACCCACGATTGTCAATTGATTTAATTACACCATCAATATATTTTATAACAATCTCTAGATAGCCAATTTTATTCATCAATTCAATTATGTCTTCATCAGAAGTGATATACATCGCAAGGTCACTTTTAAGAACCTTTAAATCAAATGGTTTAGATACATAAACTTTTGCATCAGATTTACCACCGTAGTATTCCCATTTCTGACGATACATACGCTGATAGTCTCCATTGTGTTTTTGCAACAACAATTGAAACTTTGACCTGTGGTCAAGGTATTTTGATTTAATTTTTTGATTGGCAAGTGATTCAACAGCTAGGTCTTCTTGATTATTAATCAAAAGGTCGCTTCTAGCTTCTTCTTTTAACTGGTCTAAATTCATTATATTATTTCTCTTCAAAAAACGAGCAGAGTTGATGTACTCTCTTAGTATATTTTGACTTCCTAGAAAGTCTTAAATGTGGTTTGCTAAAGCGTTATCTTTTCTGCTCAATTATATTTATAAAGTTTTTATTTCGTATATTTTATATGCAAACTCGGCAGTTGCAATTAAGTTATCAGCATCAGTTGCAGCCTGTGAATAATCTAATGTGCCTAATGATATTGGAAATATATCTTGAAAGTTAATTTCAACAATAGGATTATTTTTATTAGATAATATCATAAGGTTTGCATCAGAGTACATTGATTTATCTGGTGTTGAAGCTCCAACATCACCAATGTCTGAACTTGTTGATCTTTTACTGTCTGGTGTTGTTGATGTTATATCTCTGTGTGTAGTAAATTGGCTTCTACTTTTAGGAAATCCAATCCCTGTTATCCAATCATGTAAAGATAAATAATTTTCTAGATATTCGTCTACAATAAAAGATATCGAAAGATTTTCATATTCAAGTTTATCTCCCAATGTAGGTATATTTTTAAATGGTGTATTTAAAACTGATGGCGTGCCAGATATGCCGGGCACATTAGCAGTAACCGTAAAAAATTCAACTTTAGGAAGTTGAAGTATGCCAAACTTAAATTGAGTTGGACTTGC